AGTAAGGAAAGAATACTTCTTCGTAAAACCTTTCTGCGTAATTTAAGAAGATCTCACTGCCGTTCTTAACACCGGTATGTGTATCTGTAATTACTACTATCTTACTCATCTTCTTTAAAGAATTCGTTTAAAGGACCGTTGGTGACAGCCTTTTTTGCAGGACGTCCACGTTTCTTTTTCTTTGGTGGTGGTTTGTCCTCGTCTTGATCGACCCAGCAATCATCGTCCCACATGCCATTGCGGTGACGCATTCTTTCAACGATTGATTCACCAATGGCGTTAATATCGTCGGTACCAAATTCGGCAAAGGCATCAATAGAAGTGTTGTCGATAATCCTTTGCTTGATTTCGGTTTGTCGCTTTTCCTTTGCGATTCGACGAAGAAAGCAAAAGTAACTGATTTGAGTAAAGTAACTAAAAGCGTTTGGAACACCGGTACGGGTTGGCTTATCAATATCAAAATTGTTAATCACCTTAACGCAGTTTTCTACAGCATCCATAACCATATCCTCTCTGTAGGTATAGTTAATAAAGTTGGGGCTACGGGATAAACCATTTGCGATTTTATAAAGACATAAACCAACATAATCGGTTATTGGTCTCGTCTCTTCGCCTTTGGCTTCGTCTTCTTTTACTCCTCGGACATGCGCCGCTACAGCTTCTCCGAATTCTTTGTTATTAACGTAGTCAACAGAGTCCTTTCTCCGCCTAGTACGTTTCTTACTTGGATTTGGCATATTCTAATTATATCAATAAACAGGACTTATGTAAATAAAAATCAGCTAAAACTTTTTTAACTTTTCTTACTTTTATCCTTTACATGTTTATCGAATTTTGGTATAATAATCTTATCAAGATTTAAAACACTGCTGAAGTTTAATCCAGAGTTTCATCCTCGAACATCTTGATTCTATAGTCAGTATACTGATCATAATACTGTTTCTTCAAGGCAATTCCTGCAGCCATCTCTGATTCAATTCGTTCGTCAAGAATCAGGAAAGGAACATTAAAGCTAAAAGGATAAAGTGGTTCAACCGCGAAAGGTTCAAATACAAACGCATTAATCAGGAACAAACCATGTTCATCGCTGCTATGGTATTCACCAACAATGCATCGACCAGCGGTAGTTGTGATTGCGCGGATATCAACATTGTTAAGGTAGTTAAGGTAATCGTCACTTGGTATCATCAGGCATATTCATTTGAATTTCAAAAACTTTGTAATTGAAACCTTCTCTAGTATATATCTCAATTCTTTCCTGCGCATGTTTCATTGTATAGTTCTTTCTTTTGCGCCATGAAAGGTTGTCGGATATATCGTAAATGGTAGTACCCTGGCCGTCATCTGACTTTCTTAGTCCTCGACCAATACTTTGCAGAACTCTGATTTGACTTTTTGTTGGCGCTGCAAATACAATGTTGTGAAGGTTTTTAATGTTAATGCCTGTACTAAAAGTTCCTGCAGAAGCAACAATAATCGCATCCTTTTCCGATTCGGTAATTTCACGAATCGTTTCTCTTTCAGTGGCGTTAACTTCTCCACTAACATAAAAGATTTTTCTGTCATCGTCAGCCATTTCTTTTATCATATTATAAAGTGGCTTACCGTGTTTCTTGACAAGATTGAATATCACCAAGCTGTTTCCTTTTTGGCTTAGTGCCAACTTTGATATAAACTCGTTGCGCAGCGGATGCTCTACAATGGTTGCAATCTCCGCCTGATAATCCATCTTAGCGGCAGCCTTTCTCAACACGTCATCATGCTTTAAAACAATACATTGAATCTTAAGATTGGCGAGTGTGTCGTTATCAATAAGGTTCTTTGTAGTAATCACTTTGTGTATAGGACCAAAGTTTCCAATAAGAACAAGTTCATTACACTGGCTTCCATCTAAAGTACCTGTTGTACCAATTCTATATCCAGCACCTGACAAATTGTTCATGATAGAATTAAGGCTTTTAGCTTTGAACAAATGTGCTTCATCCCCTATCACCATACCGTATTGAGTGAACCATCCTTTACCACACTTAATAGCGCTTTGCCAAGTAGTGATAACAACATTAGCTTCAAAGTTGTGCTTCTCCTTTCCTGAATAAATTTGGTGGCACAACACATCAGCATCAAAGGTTGGGTCGTGCGAACTATAATCAGCAAAGTCCTTTTTCATTTGCTCTACCAAGGAAGTTGTTGGAACAATAATCAGGGCTCGGTTCTTGTAATTTGCTAAGAAGTATCTAATCATTAAATAAATGATAAGACTTTTTCCTGAACCCGTTGGACTAATAATAAGTGACCGCCGTTGTACTATAGATCTAATAAACGCTTCAACTTGGTAATCCCTTGGCTCAATCTTTTTACCACCAGTTCTAATATCAAGCGAGTTGATAAACTCTAAAAGCTCTTCCTGTTCTGGCACGTCTTTCGGCTTTAAATCGGGATCAAGTTTAACTTCATAGCCACGTTCGGATATAAACTGCAAAGACTTGTAAAGCAAGCCATAAGGAAGGGTTCTTCGCCGAGCATCGTAAAGACGAATCTTACCGTCCCAAATTTTGTTGCGATACGCGGGCATAAATTTATACCCGTCCACGTAGAAAGTAAACGCCTCGGCCAAATCCATTAGTGCGCCACTGTCGTCGCTGTCTAACCGAATAACCGATTCATCTATCTTTTCTACAGTAAACATATTAAGCTCCAGATTGAAACCTTCTCCAGTCAATTATGTTTTTAATCTGGGTGTGTCTCCACTTAATGTTATCAAGTATTTCCTTACACACCTCAACATAAGTTTTCTGATATTCAATTTGCATACTTGCTTCCATAATATCTTTATCAGAATCGTAGAATTGCTGAAGGTCTGTTTTAAGTGGTTTGTTCATTCCGTTAAATGGATCATAAGGCCAACCGTGCTTGTCCATATCCTCTTTTTCCATCTTCCCGTTAAACCACAACCACTTGTCCTTTTTAAGAATGGAAAGATCTTGTTCTTTCTTCTTTAATCTTAACTTAGCTACTGAATGAAGCTCTAAGTATTTACTGTGAAGTGATGCTCCACGAATGGTTGTATCATCAAGATTTTGCTCGTCAATTTTGGAGTCATCACCCCACATCTCTAAAAGATCTTCAATATTCATAAACTATAATTTATATATAGCTTACTTTAATCTAGAAAAATAAATTCATCAAATCTAAAGCTGATGTCAAAAGTGGCAAAACTAATATCAGCACCTTGCGCATCAAAGTCAACAGATCCAATGCTTGTTGGAAATGCGTTTGTGCATCTTACTTCTCGTGAGATATTGTTATGGCTTGTTAGCAGGTTAATTGTGATATCATCAGTTTGATGTGTGGCTGTTCTGGTGTTGGTTTTCATCCAGCCATAAAGCTCGTCATAAAGCTTCATTTTTTCATCACACATAAATCGCATTGAAAGCGCATCATAATTTAATGTTTCAGAAGGTGTAAACCCAGGCTCATTTCTATATGGTGTAGAAACGTCTGCGTTGGATATCCCAGGAAGGGTAAGACCAATTGCAAACGTATTTAGTCTTGGGTATTCAGTAGTTCCACCAATAAGAACTTTAAATCCATTTGTTGGTAATAAGTTGTTGTCAACACTCATGTTTTTATTTATAAAGAAAAAAGGGGGTTACCCTTTCGAGTAACCCCCAGTGGTGTCGTCCTAATCTAAGGTAGTGGACAACGTTTAGCTATTAATATTAGCTGTGCTCAACATTCATTCCTGTAACGAGGAAACGACGGAAGTAAGGGTTGCTATCAGCACCAGTTCCACCAGTAGAAACGGCGGTGGAGCTAACAAGCGGGTTACTCACAAGACCGTAGCGAGTCTTGAAACCGATTTTCGGCTGGAATGTATTTTCAGCAACTGCACGCACCATCGTGAGAGGAACGTAAGGGCAGTAGAAAATACCAGCATCGTAAGCATTCGAACCTTTGTAACCAACAGTAGCATAGTCAGTACTCTGGAAAGGATCGACGTAAACCTTAAGGCGTCCGTTGATAAGACCTGCGAAGGTATTACCAGTGTCGTCCACGTTAAGATCAGTACTAAGAGCAGGTGTGTAATCAAGAACACCAGCAGCTGCAAGAGCAGAAGCAACGTTACTTGTTACAAGCACGTAGTTACCTTTACCGCGGCGAGTTCCCTTAGCGATGTTGTTCGCTTCGAGTTCGATCTGGAAGAGAAGAGACTTGAACTTCTCAACTGCCCACCGTCCATCGGCGTCAGTGTCAAGATCGAATGTACCAGGAGTTGCACCTTGAGCAGCACCGTGGATAGCCTCGGAGTTGATCTTAGCGATAACTTCGCGGTTGATCTCAGCAAGAATCTCAGTAGAGAGAATGTTTGCGAGTTCAGCTTCAGCATCAAGACCGTGAACGGACTTAAGATCCTGCGCGAGTTCCATTGTGTACTCAGCTTGGAGTTGGCGAGTCTTAGCTTCAACCGTTTGCTTCTCGATGGTGAAACCCATATCGGCAATGGAGGTAGAAGTTTCAGCAGTTGCAGTAGCAATACCTGTACCGGATCCAGCAGATCCTGCACCAGAGTGGTTATCAAGAATTGTGTCAAACAAAGCTTCGTCGTCATCAGTGTCGATAACAGCATTGTCTGGGGAATCC